ACCTCCACGTTGGTCACCCGTGTCTCCACATAGTGCGTGGCGTCCTTGTCAACAGTTAGATTACGTCCACGAGATCCCTCAAGTGTCTGTTCTATCTGTTCTATCAATTCATTTCGTTTTGTGTCAAGTTCGTTGCCCCTCACGAAACATCTCAATTCTATCTGGAGTACACCTTGTCTTTCTGACAGGGTGACATCTGTCCTCTCCTCATTGCCGGTAACGATCAGGATCGCTGGATACTGTGTTATGGCCAATTTTTCAAACTCGAAGAATTCTCTGGTCACTGTGCCGGGTGCTGGATCCGACATGTTGATCAGTTGTTCTCGGATGTCTTCTGCTATCTGTTCTCTGGCGCTCATCTCTATCTAACGAGACGATTGAAGTGCTGTGCCTGTTTCTCTGAATCTTCTATTGTTCCAGAAGAATCATAATCATACTCCACACCGTCTTGTAATATCTCCTTAAATTCTATTGAAAATTTTTCTTTGTAATACATCATCTTTTCTCTGAATACATCTCCATCAGGTGAAAATGTTGATAACCTTGGATACACATATTCGGCAAGCACGTGATAAACTGCCGCCTTTGTAAATTGACTGTAGGTCAATAGATTGTTGTCCATCTCTGTGTAGGTGCCTGTGGTTATATCGTATCTTCCATATGTGGCTCTGGGCCACCATTCAATTCTCAATTTTCTTAAGATATCCTGTGTTGTCTTAACGTGTAGATCTGCGAATGATTGGATTCCGTAATTGGTGATTTCTGGCTCGTATTCGAGCAGGTCGCTATCTTGAGCGAAGTTGGCCATTTGAGTCCTCCTGTAATGGTTATGTTAAGTCCTTCTTAACTTGACAATATTTATAACATATCGTACACTCGTTATATGAATACTGTTTTACAACGTTTCATTAAAAAGGTCAAGATCAATAATACCACAGGTTGTTGGGAATGGCAAGCAAGTAGAAACAACTGTGGTTATGGAATATTTTGGGATAACAAAATCCATTTAGCACACAGATGGATATTTCAATATATTCAAAAAAATCTACAAACAAATGATATAATTTGTCATAATTGTGATAACCCAAAGTGTGTAAATCCAAAACATCTTTGGCAAGGAAATCATTCCAGCAATCAGATTGATTCAGTTGTAAAAAAAAGACATAGAACAGTGAAATTAAACAAAAAACAAATACTGGATATTAGAGCCAGTAATCAAAGTGGCAAAAAATTAGCAAAGTTATATGCCGTAACTCAATCAACAATTTGCGATATAAGGAAACGTCGCTCTTGGCGACACGTATAAAAAGAAAAGGGCCCGAAGGCCCTTTCCCAATTAACCTAGAGGGTTAGTAGACTAGTCTACTAATGCCTCTGATTTAACTTTAACAGCGTAAGCGTCTTTCAAGATCGCGTTACCTCTGGCAGTAGTAGCAACATATTCAGTCGCTCTAGCCGATGCATCGTATTGCTCTTTGACAACGATAGGTCGTTTAATTACGTGTCCAAAAGCCTCTGGTGAGAAGATTCCACCAACCGCGTCATTAGCCGAGTCAACCGCAACAGCAGTTGTCATGAATAATTTACAGTTGTAGATTCTACCCATGTAAGCAGAAGAACTCAAGATAGAGTCACCCACGTTAGACATCGCAGTTGAACCACCTGAAGCGTAACCAGCCTGTGTTAACACTTTGGCCACGTTGTGGATCGCCGCTGGAGCAAACACACCATAGTAATCACCATCCGCGTCAGTTGGTGCATTTTGTGCTCTCAACTTGTAGATCGCGTTTAATAATAGGTCTGGAGTAAGGTCTGTTCCACCTGTTCCGATAACGTTTGTTGTTAATGAATCGAATTGTGCGAAAACGTCTAAGTCAACTTTTTCACCAATCGCGTTTCCAAGTATTCTACCCACGTCAGCCGCAACGTCTCTGCCAGAACTCTCTCTGATAAGATCAGTCAAGTCCGCTCTCACACCAAGTTCTGATGCTGTGATCGTTACTGTTGTTGGGTTAACACTTGTTTGTGTTGTTAGGTCAGTGCCTTCAGTTAAACCTGAAGCCGCAACTTCTGGGTATACTGGTACTTGGGCAGTTAGACCTGGTGTGCCTGTCATGTCAAAAACTTTTACAAGGCTTCCAGCGATAGATCTCTCTGACGCAGTGAAAACCGCTTCTTGTAAAATGTTCGTTAACAAAGCACCGTGTGTCGATGTAGTATTAATAGCCATTGCTATATCTCCTTTGTTGTTTTAATTAAAACATACGTGGACGTGAGGCAGACTTCTGCTTCATTTCCTTGTATATCCTCTTGTGTTCTGGATTGTTCATATCCAGTTTGGAGATGTCTATTTCCTGCACTGACTTGGCGCTCGTGTTTGATGTTGATCCTGATCCACTTGGTCCGGCCTGAACGAAGTGTGGATTTTGATCTAAGAATTCTTTGACCAAACTGTCCACTGACATTGGTTCCCCCGATTCAGTGTATCTAGGCGTGCCATTGTCTCCAATGACCTCTACCTCACCAGCCTCATTCAATTTGACCCTGTCCTTCACAAGCCTCACGACTTGGTCTGGATTCACGGCCTTGTATCTGGAAGCACTGTTAAGCAGTCCTCCCTCTACCTTGACTGAATTCAACTGATCTCTGAGTTGATTGATATGTTGGTCTTTCTTTTCAGCAGTTTCCTTCAATATCTTCTCAAACTCACCTCGCTTCTTCTGTTCTTCCAGTTTCATTGCTTCTTCCTTCTGAACAAGTTCACGATATTTTACAACATCCACGTCCTCGAATTTTTTCAACACGCTTGACTCGGTCTTCTTACGGACTGATGCCATGGCATTGTTGAATTCGTCGGCAGTGTAGGTTTTATCAGACACCTTCTGATCCGGAGTTGTTTGTTTAGAGTCTTTTGATTCGGCCTCCGTGGCCTTGTCAACTTGGACTTCTGGTTGTTTTGAATCTTCCATAGATTTCCTCCTTTGGAGTTGTTGTTATTTACGCAAATATTTAATGGAATTATGTCGTATGATTATATTTCTAATAGAATTGTTCCAAATCTTCCACACCCCAGGCCTCGTACCAGCCTGACCTACGCAGTCGTCCCTGTGCGTCTTTCAATTTGTCCATGGGTTGGATCATGACAAGGGGTTTACGCTTGTAACTGAAACTGACACCCTTATGCAGTCCCTTGTTGTCTGGGTGGTCATACATCACAGCCATGTGTAGTTTGTTGCCGTGTGCCTGTTCGCAGATCGTGGCCAATCTCTGTTCGCTTATCTTGTAGTCGATGTAGAGCACCACGATGTCAAGCCTGAATATGGGAATCATGTGGCAACAATGGATGATGTGATCCAATAGATTGACCTTGGCCTTGGTGATCTGTATGGTTTTGTCCTGGATTGTTTTCTTGGCAAAGGGGCAGATGGCCTTTCCGGTCTTCTTGTGGACCTTTGCTATCTGTCCCTTTATCCAGTTCTCAATTAATTTACTTTCGTCTGCCACTGGGTTTCTTGGGTTTCCTTCTTCCAGATGACATTGGTTTTTTTCTTCCGCTCATTCTAGCCATTGGTTTTCTCCTCTTGGTTGGTATCCTGTTGGTCAGCAGTGCTGACGCCGTCGATGTTGTTATGATAGGCATTCAGTCTCCTCTCATCCTGTGTGTACAGTTCCAGCAGTTCTATCTTCCTGCGGTGTACGAGATATTTAAGTCGCTGTAAGGCCTTCCTGGCATGGAAAGCACCCTGTTGGCTCTGTCGCTCTATGCAGTTCTTGTTGTGTAATCTGTATTCATCGAACACCGCCTCCAGTGCCCTGCTGGTGGCTGTCTCTATGGCACGTCCATCAAGTTTTCCTCGATAGGGCATCAGTCAAGTTCCTCTGGTTTGATGGGTGTGAAGGGTATGCTGTGCCATGGTGCGGTCAGTCCATGTGAGTTCTTGTAGATCTCTCCTGTCTGCACTGATTGTGCGGCCATGAATTCCCTAGTGCCATTGCCTGATCTCTTCCGCTGGATTACCTTGCAAGGCCGCCACTCCTGCCCCTTGGCATAGAATTTTGCGTGATGGGTCTGTGTGCCTTTCCTGGTCTTGATACCTGCCACTGCTTACCTCCATCAGTTGAATATTTTTTTAAGTTGTCTTTCTATCCATTCGGCCAATCGGTCCACTCTGTCGAAGAATCTTTCCAACCATCTGTCGATCATTTTTTAAGTATCCTCCTTGCCCAGGACAGACCCGCTGGTCCTCCCCATAACAGATAGGCCTGTGTGCCGGGTGTGTTACTGCCTGCCTTGTAGTACGTCTTTGCCCTCGATAGGAATGAAAAAGTTCTCTTTACCGTGTCCAATGACACGTTCTTGTTTGAGGCGAATTGATTTGCCCTGGCCACGCCCACGGCGGTGCCACCCTGTCTGCTCTTGGGTGACTGTTGCCTCAATTTCAGTCCACGCCTTGCGTTGGCCCTCATCTGTGCTGTTGGTCTTGGCATTATCTCCTCCTGCCTGATCTTTTATTGTAACCAGAGGCACGTATCGCACGCCCCTGTCGCTCTGCCTCGGCTCGGGTCTTGTATATCTTGCCTGAAGTGCCCCATCTGTATCCACCCTTG